CGTCAAAAACAATTAGAATATAAAGATAATATTATTACTGATTACCAAAACCAAATAAAAAAATTCAAATTAAAGTTTATAGTTAGTTCTATTGCTTTTGTTGGTATTTTACTAGTTATATGAGTCAAGACTTACGTGAAGTTATAAGACAGGAATATGTAAAACGTGCCTCTGATCCGGCTCATTTTATGAAGAAATACTGTTATATCCAACATCCTCAAAGAGGAAGAATCATGTTTAATCTATATCCATTCCAGGATAAAGTATTAAATTTATGGAAAGACAATCCATACAGTATAGTACTTAAATCAAGACAATTAGGTATTTCAACACTATCTGCTGGTTATTCTTTATGGTTAATGTTATTCCATAAAGATAAAAACGTACTTTGTATTGCTACAAAGCAAGAAACCGCTAAAAACATGGTAACTAAGGTAAAATTTATGTATGAAAATTTACCATCATGGTTAAAAGTACAAGCAGACGAAAATAATAAACTTACATTACGATTAAATAACGGATCTCAAATTAAAGCAGTATCAGCTGCTGGTGACGCAGGTAGATCTGAAGCTGTATCTTTGCTACTAATTGACGAGGCCGCATTTATTGAAGGTATTGACACAATTTGGGCTTCTGCTCAACAAACCTTAGCTACAGGTGGTGGTGCTATTGTATTATCTACTCCTTATGGTACAGGTAATTGGTTCCATCAAACATGGGTTAAGGCTGAAGCACAACAAAACGATTTCTTACCTATTAAATTACCTTGGTTTGTCCATCCTGAAAGAAATGAAGCATGGAGAAAAAAACAAGACGAATTATTAGGTGATCCTAGATTAGCATCTCAAGAGTGTGATTGTGATTTTAGTACTTCAGGTGATACTGTATTCTATTCAGAATGGATTGAATTTATATCTCAAACTACAATAAAAGAACCGCTAGAACGTCGCGGAGTTGACCGTAATCTATGGATATGGGAACCGGCGGACTACACTCAATCATATATGGTTATAGCCGATGTAGCACGGGGTGATGGCAAGGATTTTTCCGCAGCCCATGTTATACATGTTGAATCTAATACACAGGTAGCAGAATATAAAGGTCAATTACCACCTAAAGAATTTGGATTTTTCTTAGTTGGTTTAGCTACAGAATATAACCAAGCTTTATTAGTAGTAGAAAATGCTAATATTGGTTGGTCAGCATTAGATGCAATTCAAGAACGTGGATATAAGAATTTATATTATTCACCTAAAAGTGATGCTAGTAATAATGCTGATGCTTATTTTGACCAATATATGGATAATTCAAAATTAGTACCTGGTTTTACAACATCACTGAAAACTCGTCCTTTAATAGTTAATAAATTTAGAGAGTATATAGGTGATAAAAGTGTTGTTATTCAATCTAAACGTTTACTAGAAGAAATGAAAGTATTCATTTGGAAAAATGGTCGTCCTGAAGCACAATCAGGATACAATGATGACTTAATTATGAGTTTTGCAATTGGAATGTATTTAAGAGATACATCATTAAGATTTAAATCACAAAACCTAGAAATGTCTAGAGCAACATTAAGTAATATGTCTGTTAACAGAACAGGATTTACAGGAGCGTATGGTTCTAGTGTTCCTAACCCATATAGTATAGAAAATGGTATGGGCGGAAATGAAGACATTAGTTGGTTAATACGATAATATTTATAATTAATAACATATAATAAAATGGCAGACAAAGGCTTATTTTCACGATTACAACGACTGTTCTCTACTGATGTAGTGATGAGAAATCAGGGTGGTGATCAATTAAAAGTAATGGACGTTAACACCATACAACAAACAGGTGATATCGCTACTAACTCATTAATGGATAGATATAATAGAATCTATTCAACTAATGCATCTTCACTTTATGGAGCTCAATTAAATTTAAATTATCAATACTTACGTACCCAATTATATTCAGACTATGATATCATGGATCAGGATGCAATTGTTGGTTCTGCACTTGATATTGTAGCTGATGAGTCTACATTAAAAGATGATATGGGTGAAGTATTATCTATTCGTTCATCAGATGAAAACATTCAAAGAATTTTATATAACTTATTTTATGATGTATTAAATATCGAATTTAATTTATGGTCTTGGATTCGTCAAATGTGTAAATATGGTGATTTTTTCTTAAGATTAGAAATTGCTGAAAAATTTGGTGTATATAATGTTATTCCATACACAGCGTATCATATTGAAAGACAAGAAAATTATGATAAAGACAAACCAGCGTCTGTTCGTTTCCAATTTAAACCTGAAGGATTTTTATCAGGTGATGGTTATTACAATACACCTAATTTAGGCCGTCAAAACGAACCAGGTATTTTCTTTGAAAACTATGAGGTTGCTCACTTTAGATTAATTACAGATGTTAATTATTTACCATATGGTAGATCTTATCTAGAACCAGCTCGTCGTTTATATAAACAATACGCGTTAATGGAAGATGCAATGTTAATCCATCGTGTAGTTCGTTCACCAGAAAAACGTACTTTCTTTATTAATGTTGGTTCTATCCCGCCTAATGAAGTTGAAGCATTTATGCAGAAAACTATTAGTTCAATGAAACGTACTCCATTAATGGATCAAAAGACAGGTGAATATAACGTAAAATATAACATGCAAAACTTACTAGAAGATTTTTATATTCCAGTAAGAGGTAATGACCAAGCAACACGTATTGAAAATACTAAAGGTTTAGATTACGATGGTATTCAAGACGTTGCATATTTAAGAGATAAATTATTTGCTGCGTTAAAGGTACCTAAAGCATTTTTAGGTTACGATAAAGATTTACAAGGTAAAGCAACATTAGCAGCAGAAGATATTCGTTTTGCTCGTACAATTGATCGTATTCAACGTATTACATTGTCTGAATTATATAAAATCGCATTAGTACATTTATATGTTCAAGGTTATACTAATGATGAATTAACTAACTTCGAGTTATCGTTAACCACACCGTCTATTATATATGATCAAGAACGTATTATGTTAATGAAGGAAAAAGTTGATTTAGCTAAAAACATCATTGAAACTAAATTAATGCCTACTGATTGGGTTTATGACAATGTATTCAGATTCTCTGAAGATTCATATGATGAATATAGAGATATGATGATTGAAGATGCAAAACGTGAATTTAGAATTGCACAAATTAGAGAAGAAGGTAATGACCCAGTAGAAACAGGTAAATCTTATGGTACACCACATGATTTAGCCAGTTTATATAGTAAAAACGGCAGACCAGAAGGTGAATTACCACCAGGATATAATAATGATACACAATTAGGTCGTCCAAAAGAAAAAGTATCTAATATTAACACACAAGATAGCGCGTTAGGTCGTGATAGATTAGGTGTTAAAGATATGAAATCAGATGACCAACCAGGATATGGTAAATCAACAACCAAACCGTTTGCTTTAGAAAATGCTAAGTCAGCTTTCGCAAGAAATAAACGTTTGTTTGAACAAGTTGACAAAAAATTATGTCTTAGTCAAGAAAAACCAGGAGATTCGCTATTAGATGAATCCCAAATTAGAGAATAATAATCCTTATATATTTATAATAAAACACTTTAGGAATGATTGTTAAACATTCAAAATACAAGAATACTGGCATTTTATTTGAACTTTTAGTTAGACAAATTACGTCTGATACATTGTCAGGCGTAGACTCAAAAGCAGCAACTATTCTAAAAAAACACTTTGTAAAAACAGAGTTAGGAAAAGAGTATAAGTTATATGAAACGTTGTTAAACAACATTAAATTAAGTGAAGGCAAAGCCGATATTATTATCAGTACTTTATTAGAAAGTGCTAAATATTTAAACAAATCAGCATTACGTCGTCAAAAATATAATTTAATTAAAGAAATTAAAGCAAATTATAATGTTGATGAATTTTTTAAAACTAAACTTCCTAACTATAAAACACAAGCAGCGTTCTATACATTATTAGAAATGTATGATGGTATTAACCAACCAGAAGCTAATCAAGTAATCTCAAATAAATTAATTCTATTAGAACATTTAACTTCAGCACCACTTACAACAGTAGCTAAAGATACATTAATGGAAGAATTTAAGTCGTACGATAAAGATATTCGTATGTTAACTTATAGAGCGTTATTAGAAAAATTTAATTCTAAGTACGCTAATTTAAATGAAGGACAAAAATCAGTATTAAAAGAATTTATCAACAGTGTTGATAATCCATCAAAATTAAAAGATTTTTACAATACTAAAGTAACAGAAATTAAATCTAATTTAACTAAATTAAATAAAAAAGTTAAAGATAAGACAACTCAAATTAAAATTAGTGAGGTGTCTAATATTTTAGTTACATTAGATAAAAATGATAAAATTAGTAATGATGATATGACTAATTTACTTCATTACTATGAATTACTAGAAGAATTACATAAGGTAAATGGATAAGTTAAAAAGTATCATTAAACAAACATTAAAAGAAGTTAGTATTCATAAAGGTATTGACGGACAATTTGATACAGCTCTTCAGTGGATTTGGCTTTTTGGTGGTAAAGAATTATTAAAAAATAAACTAGAAATCTATAGCCCATCTAATGAATTTAGAACATTTAAAAAAGCTATGGAGACTGGTAAAATTACTATCCAAGACTTAGATAAAGCTACACAAGGAGAGCATGGACAAGCAGATAATATAGCTTTTTCACAAACCGCAGTTTGGAAACAAGATTTAAAACCATATTTAGATAATTATAACCAAGAAAAATTTAACAATTTAAATATTGATTTAGAAGAAGAGTCAGGTACAGGAGGTGGAGCATCAGCAGGGGCATTTAGTCCAGGTGAAGGACCACAAACAGCTACAAAAGCAGGTACAGATGCAGCTTATAAAAAAAATACTAATTCTAAAGGCACAACAAATAACTATTACTATAAACTAGGTTACAAACCTGTTAATCAAAAAAAACTGAATCAACAGGCGAAAGGAATCGAAGTTAAACAAATGTGGAAAGAGAATGTAAACGAAGCACAATTAGATGTAGATGCTTATATTGATTCTTTAAACATAGATACACCAGAATTAAAAATATTTATCAAATCTAGATTAGAAGGATTTGATACATTAGAACAAAAATTAAACGAATTATTACCATTATTACAAAACGCAAAAGAAAAAACATTAAATTATTATAAAGATAAACCTAGTTTTAATGTGTTATATGGTACTGATTTAGCAAACGATTATTTAAACGATTTAATAAACTTATTTAAAGACTAATATGGCAAATATACCTGTTAATACAACCGGAATAGTAACTACAACATCAATCACTGGTTCATACGCTGGCTTTACAGTAGTATCAGGATCAGCTACATTCACTGGTATAAAAGATTTTAATGGATCTCCATTAACAACTCCTTGGGTTGTACCCGCTGGATTCACTGTTCCTATTTATGTAACTAGTGCTTCTTTATCATCAGGAGCAGTATTATTTTACAATTAATAACTCATTATAAATGAAAACATTACAAGAACAATACATCCTTATTAAAGAAGGAAAAGGAAACAAAGATCATTTCTTAAAACAAGCAAGAATTTTATTTCCAAATTATATTAATCAATATTCTGATTATAATACAACTATAAGTGTACTTAAATCAAAAAGTATTTTAAGTGAAGGTATTGGTGGTGTAATTAGTCACAAACCATCATCATCTTGGTTAGAAATTTTTAGAGAAAATACAAGTAATGAGGCAGTAGATATGACTTCAGCTTCTGATGGTCCCTTTGGGCAGGCTGTAGGTATGATAAAGCGTAATGGAGGTGCTAAATTATTAAATGATAAAAACATCACTAGAGCTATTGATTTATTTAATGCTCTTAAATCAGGAGAACTTAAAAAAGAAGATCTTGATATGATTATAATGGCTGATGGAAAGAAATTCACTGAAACTGAAATATTTACACAAGATATAAAACCTCTTTTAAATACAAATGAAGGTGATGTATTAGGTACTTCACATAGTGATTTATCATTTGGCTCTAAAGTTAAAGTTGGTGATAAAGCTATGATTGGTGATGATAAAGTAGAAATTACTTTAGTAGATAAAGTAGATGGCAAAATTAAACAAATTAAAGGCAAGACAGAAGATGGTAGAGAGTTATTTGTAACTAAACCAATGTTGTTAAGACCAGTTAAAGAAGAAACATTATCAGAAGTCATTGGTGTTCCAAATAGAAAACTATATGGTGATTATGATGAGTTTAAAAAACCATCTAAACAAGTTAAAAAAGATTTAGCTGATCAATATAATACTGAAGATAAGAAAAATATTGATAATGTTTATGGTACATCTTTCTTAAATGGCTACTATGCTGAAATGAAAGATCCTAAAAACAAAACTAAAACAGTTGATGAGTTAAAACAAATTGTACTTAAAAACATGGTTAAAGACATAAACTATTATGCTAAAAATGCTATGTTTGGAACTAAAGGAGTAGGATTTAAAACTGAAAAATTAACAATTGCACCTAAAGGTAAATATAAGTCAAGCGGATATGGTGATTTACCTAAAGCTAAAACTATTAAAGAAGGTATTCATGACCGAGATATATTATCAAGACCTTCTTCAAACCCAGATGTAACACCATTAAAGCGATCACCTGAAGAGTTAGGTAAAGAGGCAGATAATAGATCTGAAAACATGTTGTTAATGAAATACCAAAAGCAAATTAATGATCGTAATATAACAGATGATGAATTAAGAGATATATTAAGTGGTCAAGGTGTTAAGGGATTTGGAGGAAGAAAAAATGCAATTGAAAAAATTATAAGTAATAGAAATACAAATTAACGTAATATGAGACAAGTATTAATTGAAACACAATTATTCTCACCCAAAGCTGTTAGCTTAACTGAAGGAACTAATCCTGGAGGTAACCTATTAGTAAAAGGTGTATTAGCTACTGTCGAAGTAAAAAACGGTAATGGTAGATATTACGCTAAAGAATTATGGGAACGTGAAATGGATCGCTACATGGAATCAGTTCGAGAAAACAGAGCATTAGGTGAATTAGACCACCCAGATTCTTCAATTATTAACTTAAAAAATGTTTCACATAATATTAAAAAATGCTGGTGGGATGGAAATAATGTAATGGGTATGATTGAAATCTTACCTACTCCATCTGGTAACATTTTAAAAGCATTAATCGATAGTGGTATTACAGTAGGTGTATCATCAAGAGGAATGGGTTCATTAGAACAAAAAGGTAATGTAATGGAAGTACAAGATGACTTTGAATTACTATGTTGGGATTTTGTTTCAACACCTTCTAATCCGGGTTCATGGATGCTACCAACTAGCTTAAATGAATCTTATACTCCAGTAATAAACCAATACGGTAAAATTAATTCAATTATCACTGACATTTTATGTGCTAATGGATCATGTCCGTTATTCTAACATGAAAAATTTATTTCTAGTAATATTAGTTTGCCTATCAACAGTAGTTTTTGGACAAACTAAATTAAGAGATAGTGTTAACTATCAAACTCCTAACTTTCGTATTGTATATTCTGAAATTTTAGAACAACCTAAATGGGTTACTTATACTGTTAAATGTCCTACAGGTACCGCTTCTAGAGCAGGTATGGAATTCTACACAGACAAAAACATTAAAACATCTGATAACGAAGATTATGTTAATAATGAGTGGGACAAAGGACATATTGCTCCTGCTGCTTCATTTAACTGTACTAAAGAAATGTTATACTCAACATTTACCTATATTAATTCAGCAATGCAACAACAATCACTTAATCGTGGTCCTTGGAAAGCATTAGAAATATGGGAACGTGAACAAGCAAAAACAACTACTGTATCAGTATATGTTAGATTAGATTACGATAAAGTACCTAAACGTGTACCTACAAACGCGGCAATACCTAAAGGATTCTATAAAGAATTAAAAGTAGGTAACACTAAGTATTGTTATTATTTTCTTAACATTGCCCCTACATCAAAAGACTTAAACACGTTTAAGTGTAATTGTAAATAAAACATGGCTCTTCCAAAAGAAGAGCTTTCTCTTTACACTTCTGTGTGTTTTAGATAATCTGGACATATGTATATTAGAATATACTGCCCGCAATCGCATTTGCAGTATCTATAAATAACAATTCTATTACACTTTAAATAAGTGTATTTCCCAAACAAAATTTTAGGACAAATGAGTAAAAACAGAGATTTGCTTAAAGAAGCAATCGAAGACGCTAAAGTTGTTAAAGAAACAGCAATAGCAAGCGCAAAAGCAGCACTTGAAGAACACTTTACTCCACAATTAAAATCTATGCTATCAGCTAAACTTGCAGAAATGGAAGAAATGGATGTTGAAGAAGCAGAGATGGATGATATGGAAGAAATGTATTCTAAAAAAGAAGAAAACTTAATGGGCTACAAAGAAGTTAAAGAAGAAGAAGATCTAATCAACAACCCAAAAGGTCCAACAGCACATGGTAATGTAGCTGAAGAAGAATTAGATGAACTTAATCTTGACGAATTATTAGCTGAATTAGAAGCAGACATGAAAGACGAAAACATGCATGCTGAAGACGACGAAATGAAAAAAGAAGAATTAAACGAAGCAGAAGGTGAAGAAGAAGTTGAAACTGAAGAAGAAATCAACATTGAAGACATGACTGAAGAAGAGTTAAAATCATTCATTGA